TGCCTTTTTCCGTCCGGCAACCCTTTCACCGTGGGGGGGGCGATGAAGGACGCGTGGACCCGCAGGTGGCATCTCAGTCGTCGTGTTCGCCAGGCCGTCCTGGAGCGCGACGGCTACCGCTGTCAGATCGGGGCGCCCGGATGCCTCGAGCGCGCCACGCAGGTCGACCACATCGTGCCTCGGTCTCACGGTGGCGCCATGTGGGACCCGGACAACCTCCGTGCGGCCTGTGAGCGCTGCAACCAGGGTCGCCGCGTGCGCTGGGCATCGCCGTCGGCGGCGGGGCCCTCGAGGGAGTGGTGATGACGAGGCGTCGACAGGGGCCGAACCGCGCGGCGCTCGAGCGGACGCTCCGCCAGCTCGACGGGATGCCCGAGGTGAGCGTGCAGATGCTCCGTTCGCTCGCCGACGCGGTGGACGTCGAGCCGACGCGGGCGGCGCTGTGGCGGGAGTACCGCGAGGCGCTGCGGGAGGTGCTGGCTGATCGTGAGCGCGATGAGGGCCTCGAGGAGCTCCTGGGCGAGCTCCGCGGAGCCGAGATGGGCGACCCCGCCGAGCGGGCGCCCGACGCTCGCTCCTAAGCTCGAGGCGCTCGCCGAGCGGCTCGGTCTGCGGCTGCTGCCGTGGCAGCAGCGCGTCGCTGAGGTGGCTCTCGAGGTCGGCGACGACGGGCTGCCGGCCTACCGCGAGGTCGTCATCTCGGTGCCTCGGCAGGCCGGCAAGAGCGTCCTGCTGTTCGCCTGGATGGTCTGGCGATGCCTGTCGGCGACCGACGCGGTGCGCATCGCCTACACCGCTCAGACCGGCTGGGACGCGCGCCGCAAGCTCCTCGAGGACTTCGAGCCGCACCTGCGCCGCTCGGTCGTCCAGCGCGCCGTGCAGCGCATCTACCGGTCGAACGCGGAGACGGCCATCGTGTGGCGCGACGGCTCGCGCATCGAGATCGTCGCATCGGTCGAGGATGCCGGCCACGGTCGGGTGCTCGATGGTGCGGTCATCGACGAGGCGTGGGCAGATGCTGACGACCGCCGTGAGGCTGCGCTCATCCCGACGATGGTGACGCGGCCGGCCGCGCAACTGTGGATCGCGTCATCGGCGGGCACCGAGGCCTCGGTGTATTGGCATCGCAAGGTCGAGCTCGGGCGCGCGGCCGTCGCCGAGCCGAGCGGGATCTGCTACTTCGAGTGGTCGGCGCCTGGCGACGTCGACACCGACGACGAGGACGTGTGGTGGGCGACGCATCCTGCGCTCGGTGCGACGATCGGCATCGACGCGGTCCGCCACGCCCGGCGGACGATGACCGAGCCCGAGTTCCGCCGGGCGATGCTCAACATCCCGACGTCGGCGCAGGCCGACCGGGTGGTGCCAGCGGCAGCATGGGACGCGATCTGCTCGCTGCGTGTGGCGCCGAGCGGTCGGCTCCGGCTGGCGGCCGATGCGATGCCCGATCGATCACGGGCAGCGATCGTGGCCTTCGGGGATGGGGTCGCCGAGCTCGTCGAGGCACGCGAGGGCGTGACGTGGCTGCCGCAGCGCCTCGCCGAGCTTGCTCGGCGACACCGGGCGCAGGTGCTCATCGATGGGCGGGGGCCGCTCGGCGGTCTCGCGCACGATCTGCGCGCGCTGGGCGTGCGTGTGCGGGAGCTGCGGACCGATGAGGTCATCGCCGCATCAGCCAGGGCGCTCGATGCGATCTGCGACCGCAAGGTCAGGGTGCGCAGCTCGCCGGCGCTCGACGCCGCGGCGGCCGCCGTGCGGAAGCGTCCGGTCGGCGATCGCTGGCTGTGGTCGCGTCAGAGCTCAGACGTCGACGTGTCGCCGTTCGTCGCGCTCGCGCTGGCCGTGGGAGCGACCGAGGACGAGCGTGCGCCCCTGGTTGCCGTGACGTGAGGTGATGTGGATGCCGCTGTTCCGCAAGCGCAGGGCGATGCCGGCCGTGAGTGCGAGCTGGGTGCAGCCGCCGTTCTGGGCCCCGTCTGAGGAGATCGCGCCGGCGTACTCGTTGCCCATGCGGGGCGCCGAGCAGGCGCCGGTGCCCTACGAGGCCTACGCGCGCCACATCGCGCTCGCCTCGGGGCCGATCGCGGCCGCGATGTTCGTCCGCCAGCTCGTGTTCGCCGAGGCCCGGTTCGGCTTCGTGCGGTTCGAGCAGGGGCGCCGCCAGGATCTCTTCACGACGGCGGCGCTGGATGTGCTGGAGCGCCCGTGGCCCGGCGCCACCACAGCTGACCTGCTGGTACGGATGGAGCAGCACGTCACGCTCGCCGGGAACGCCTACGTGGCGCGCGTCGGTGACCGCCTCGTGGTGTTGCGCCCCGACCGTGTGCGGCTCGTCATCGGGTCGCGGTCGGGTCGTGGTGACCAGGCCCTAGATGCCGAGGTTGTGGCCGTGGCCTACGACGAGGGTGACGGTCGTGGGCCGACGTTGTTGTTGCCCGATGACGTGGCGCACTATGCGCCGCTGCCCGACCCAGTGGCGCGCTGGCGCGGCATGAGCTGGATCACGCCCGTGTTGCGGGAGGTGCAGGCCGACCAGGCAGCCACGCGGCACAAGCTGGGGTTCTTCCAGCGCGGCGCGACGCCGGGCATCGTGGTCACCTACGATGCGACGATCGGTCGTGAGGAGTTCGAAGCGTTCGTCGAGACGTTCCGCGAGCGCTTCGAGGGGTCGGGCAATGCGTACCGCACGCTGCATCTGGGCGGCGGAGCGGATGTCAAGCCGCTCACGATGGATTTCAGCCAGCTCGACTTCGCGCGTCTCGTCGGACGTGCGGAGACGCGCATCGCTGCGGCGGCCGGCGTGCATCCGGTCATCCTGGGATTCTCCGAGGGCCTGCAAGGGTCGTCGCTGAACGCCGGCAACTACCTCCAGGTCCGCCGGCGGTTCGTCGACGGCACGATGCGCCCGCTGTGGCGTCAGGCGGCGGCGGCGCTCGAGCGAGTCGTCGACACGCCGGACGGCGCGCACCTGTGGTACGACGACCGCGACATCGGGTTCCTGCGCCAGGACGTCGTCGAGGAGGCGCGCATCCGCCAGATGGATGCGCAGACGATCGTGCAGCTTGTCCGTGAGGGCTTCGATCCGGGTTCTGCGATCGATGCCGTGATCAACAACGACATGCGTCGGCTGCGACACACGGGCCTGCTGTCCGTGCAGCTGCAGCCGCAGTCGGGGAATGGAGTGCGAGATGGAAACAGGGAGCCTGTGGGCCGTCCGTCCTGACGTGCTGGAGTCGCTCAGCGCGGGGAGCCTGCGCCTGGTGCGCTCCTCGGCGGGCCGCCCCTCGCGTCGGGGCGATGTCGTCGTCATCCCGCTGCGTGGCATCCTGACGCCGCGCGGCTCGTTCGTGCTCGAGGCCTTCGGTGCCTCACCGGGCGGCCTCGAGGCGTTCCGCCACGAGCTCAAGCGCGCTGCGTCGGACCCGGACGTCGAGCGCATCGTCCTCGACGTCGATTCGCCCGGCGGCCTCGTGGACGGGGTGCCGGAGACGGCGGACCTGATCCACGAGGTGGCGGCTGCGCGGCGCGTCGACGCGGTGGCGAACACCGAGGCGGCGTCGGCCGCCTACTGGCTGGCCTCGCAGGCCAAGCGCGTGACAGCATCGCCATCGGCGGTGGTGGGCAGCATCGGGGTCTACGCCGTGCACGAGTCGGCCCGGCGCCGCAAGGAACAGGCGGGCATCGACACCACGATCATCTCGGCTGGACCTCGCAAGGTCGAAACGCATCCCGATGTGCAGCTGTCCGACTCCGGTCGTGCACAGCTGCAGGGGCTGGTCGATGCGGCCTACGACGCGTTCGTTCGCGGTGTCGCGCGTGGCCGGGGGGTGTCACAGCGGCGCGTGCGCGAGGGGTTCGGCCAGGGCGCCGCGCTCGCCGCACGTGATGCCCTCAGCGAGGGCCTCGTCGATGACGTCGCCACGCTGGACCAGGTCGTGGAGGGGGCGGCTTCGGTGCGCAGGGGCGCGGTGGCCGAGGCTGAGGAGCCGGAGGTTGCTGCCGTCGAGGGCGGGGAGGTCGCGGCCGGGCCGCTTGCGCCGCACGACACCGACACGGTGGATGAGCCGTGGGAGGCATCGGCCGAGCTCGCGAAGATCCCCGACGATGCCGGCGCGAGCACGTTGCGACGGATGCATGCCTGGGTTGACGCCGACCCCGACACGAAGGCCGCATACCAGTTCCCGCACCACAAGGTCGTCGACGGTGAGCCCGGCCCGGCGAACCTGAGGGCGGTGCGTGACGGACTGGCGCGCCTGTCGCAGGCCTCCATCCCGCCCGCCGACCGCGCGGGCGTGAGGCGGCACCTGCTCCGACACCTCGAGGCAGGCCGGGAGCGTGAGGGCATGCGGTTGGTCGACGAGCTCGCTCTGGCTGCGTGCAGCGTCGGCTGTGCGATGGAACGTGCGCACGAGGTCATGGCGCATCGACGTCTGGGCAGGGAGGCTCGTGAGCTCCTTGCCGTCATCCGCGAGGTCGCGAACCAAGGGGCCCGCGACGATCTCGCGCGTGAGTACCTGCGGGCGTTGCGGAATCTCATCGACTGAGGAGGATCTGATGGACAGGTTCGATCTGAAGAGCGCCTACGGGCGGTTCCCGAAGCTCAAGGAGGTTGGCGCGAAGCTCGATGCGAAGCGCGCTGAGCTCAAGCGGATCTTCGACGAGGCTGGCGACGAGCTCGACGCGACGCGCGTGACCGGGCTGAGCGACGGCCAGGATCTCGTCGAGGTCATCCGTGCGCTCAACAAGGAGATCGACGAGCTCAAGGACGAGCACGATCGTCTCGTGGAGGTGGCCCGTGCGGAGTACGAGTCGCGGCGGACCGTGACGGCTGAGCCCGAGCCGACCGCCCGAGGCATCGGCGCGATGTTCGTGGCCTCGGAGGCGTTCCGCGGCTACCGCCCCGGTCAGGGCATCGGTCCGGTTGCGACGCTCAACGCGTCGATCCGCGACGTGCTCTACGGTGGCGGCGTGCACGCTGCGCTGTTCGAGACCACGGCTGGTTGGGGTCCGGAGTCGACCCGCATCGGTCGTGTGGCCGAGATGCCGGTGCAGCCTGTGCGCGTTGTGGACGTCGTGCCGACGTTCCCGACGTCGCAGGCCGCGATCAAGTACATGGAGGAGACGGTCCGGACCAACGCCGCGGCGGAGACCGCCGAGGGTGCGGCCTACCCCGAGGCTGCGCTGGCGCTGACGGAGCGCACCGTCGACGTGCGCAAGATCGCCGTGTGGCTCCCGGTGACCGACGAGCAGCTCGAGGACGTCGATCAGGCCGAGGCCTACGTCGAGGGGCGGCTGCGGCTGTTCCTGGCGGAGCGGCTCGATGGGCAGATCCTCGCGGGTAACGGTACGGCGCCGAATCTGCGCGGCACGGCGAACGTCACCGGGATCAACTCCATCACGCAGGGCACCGACCCGCTAGAGGACGCGATCTACAAGGCCATGACGAAGATCCGGGACACGGGCTTCGCCGAGCCTGGGGTCGTGTTCCTGCGCCCTGCGGACTACGAGACGATCCGGCTGCGCAAGACGACCGACGGGGTCTACATCAACGGCTCGCCGTCGGACGTGGGGCCGACGCGCTTGTGGGGCGTTCCGCTCGTGCAGACGACCCGCATGCCCGGCGCGGTGAAGGCCATCGTGGGTGACTACGCGAACCACTCTGGTCTGTTCGAGCGCCGGGGCGTGGACGTGCAGATCAGCAACTCGCACGGGACGTTCTTCGTCGAGGGCAAGGTTGCCGTCCGCGCCGACGTGCGGGTCGCGCTGGTGCACTTCCGGCCTGCTGCGTTCTCGCGCGTCGTCTAAGGCGGGGGTGAGGGCGGGGGCCTCCCGCTCCCGCCCCTCCTCCATCCGTGCAAGGAGGGAAGCATTGAGGGCGAGGGTTGATCTCGTCGTGACGGATGACGGGCGCGTCGTGCCGGATGGTGTCGAGTCGGGCACGCTGTGGCGGATCGCGGGCGATGAGCTGAGCGAGGAGGAGGCGCTCCGCTATGCCCTGGGTGCTGATGTGGTGGACGGCGCGCCAGGCGTGAGCGCGGCAGAGCCGGAGCGCGTGGCGGAGCCGGAGGTCCGCAGGACCCGACGCCGAGCGCGCACGTGAGAGGTGGCGGACGCGGTGAGCAACTACCTCACGCTGGAGGAGGCCCGGGAATCGATCCAGATCCCGACCACGGCCGTCGACACCGAGCTGCAGCTCGCGATTGACGCGGCGGAAGCGGCCATCGAGGCCTACTGCGGTCGCGTCTTCACGCTGAGCGCCTCGGAGGCTCGGCGGTTCACGGCGTCCTCTCCGACGCGCGTGAGTCTGGATGACGTGACGTCCGTCTCGGCGGTCGCTGTCGACCTCGACGGCGACGGCACGCATGAGACCACGATCTCTGCTGGGTCGTGGGAGCTGCTGCCGTTCAGCGCGGCCGCCTCTGGCCGTCCCTACCGCGCGCTGCAGCTCAGGCCCTCGGCGACGGCGCGGTTCCCGCGCTGGCCGGGCGGGGTCCGCGTGACGGGCACGTGGGGCTGGCCGGCCGTCCCGCCGGCCGTCAAGCTCGCCACGCAGATCCAGGCGTGGGTCCTGCTGCGGCAGTCCACGACCGTGCTTGTGGGGGTCGATGAGGACGTCATCCGCGAGGTCGGCGACAACCGGTTCGCCTCGCGGTTCCTCGACCGCCAGGTCCAGCTGCTGCTCGCCGCCTATCGGAGGGTCAGGGCGTGAAGGCAACCAGCGTACAGGACGTCCTGGTCGAGATCATCGCCGCGGCGCTGCCGGATGTGGCCGTCGGGCTGGGCAGGCCGGACGTCATCACGACGGGTGAGGCCATCTGGGTCTCCGATCAGATGGAGGCGCGCTACGAGCCTTTGACGACGGGCCTAGCGTCGCAGATGCGCAGCGAGGTGTTGACGCTGCGAGTCGTGGCCGTCGTTGCTGAGGCTGTCGGAGAGTTCACGGCCCGGCGCGATCGGGCGTATGAGCTGGCCCGCGAGATCGAGGTGGCCATCGCTGCTGATCAGACGCTCGGTGGAGACGTGGAGCTGGCCTGGGTCTCACAGGTGCGCAGCGAGGACACCGCAACGCCCAAGGGCCACATCACGAGCATCGAGCTGGAGATCACCGCGCAATCGACGCTGCCGACGCCGGCGTAGGCGTCTCGGGAAGCGCTTTGAGGAGGGACATGTCACCGATGGCATACCGCGTGCGCACGGCTGCGACCGTCATCATCGGCTCGGACCCACCCGTCGCCGTCAAGGCGGGCTCGGTTCGGGCGACGGCGGACAACGCGGCCGCACTGGAGCTGCTGACCACGCTCGGGATCGCCGAGCTCGTCGAGGAGGAGGAAAGCAATGCCGCTGAACCGTAAGATCGCGCTCGTCGCGTGGGACCGTCAGTTGAGCGGGAAGGGCACCGCTGCGGCGACGGCTCGCTACGGCTTCGGCCTCACGCAGGGCTCCGTGCTGAGCACGGAGATGACGCAGGGGCCTACACCGCTCACGATCGTCGACCGCCTGCCGCCCTCGGTGCAGCGCACGGGGTTCCAGCACAGCGTGGAGTGTGAGTCGCTGTTGTGGCCGAAGTCCGCTCCGTTGCTGCTGTTCGGCGCGCTCGGCTCGATTGCCACGACGGGCTCGTCGGACCCGTTCATGCACACCATCACGCCGGCGGTGAACCTGCCCTATCTCACGGCCTTCGGGCGGCTGGACACCGAATACCACCGGGTGCGCGACTGCAAGGTCGATGAGCTCACGCTGTCGTGGGATCGCCGTGAGTTGCTGCGGGCGCGGATGCGGGCAGTCGGGACGGTGGCGGCGCTCTACCAGCCGGCGTTTACCGTGACGAACGACGAGTCCAAGGACCAGAGCTTCTTCCCCGCTGGTGGGACGTTCGAGGTCGAGACTCTCGGCTCGACTCCGGCGCTCGCGGATGTCATCGGCGGTGAGCTCATGATTCGCAACAATCTCATCCCTATCGAGTTGTCGCGCTCGCTCGAGCCCGACGACGTGTGGCCCGGAGGGCACGACATCACGTTCCGGCTGCGCCTCATCCCGGACGACACGACGCTCTGGCGGAAGATCATCACAGGTTCGGCTAGCGGCACCGGGATCACGCAGTCCCCCGTCTACGGCTCGTTCCACCTGAAGTTCCAGATCCAGGCGTCGCCTGAGCGCAGCCTCGACATCGTGGCCGGGCGGGTGGCGTTTCGGGGCGAGTACCCCGAGTCGTCGCCCGACGGCGGACCCGTCGAGCTGGAGATCGAGGGCAACGTGGTCTCGCCGACGAGCGGCGCCGCGATCACCGCGGCCATCAAGAACGACGTGCCGGCGTCGGGGTACAACGGCTCATGAGTGTCGCGGTCAAGATCGAGGGGGTGCGGGAGCTCACGCGGGCCATCGAGCGTGTCAACCGCGACCTCATCGTGGAGCTGCAGCAGACCAACCGCGAGCTCGGGGAGCGCATCATCCGGGCAGCGGTTCCGGCGCCCCTCAACGTCGGCAGCGGAGCGGGCGCGGTGCCGCGCCCATCGGCGTCGCGCAACGTCCTGCGCATCATGGCCGGCGGCAGCTGGCGCACGCACGTGCCCGTCCAGCCGTGGGGCCGCATCCAGACTCCACGCCGTACCACTCCCCGGCCGTACATCTGGGACGCCGGACGGCGTCAGATCCCGGTCGCGCAGCGCCTCTACCTGGAGGCGCTGTTCGATGCTGCGCGCAAGGCGGGCTTGCGCGTTGGCATCGGATGAGATGACAGGAGGTGTCAGCACGTGCCACTGCCTGATGGCGTCACGATCGACATCACCCCATCGCTGCTCGAGGACCTGACGTTCGGCGAGTTGGAGCAGCTCGACGAGCTCGCGGGTGATGGCGCGCTGGATGACATCACGGGGGGTCGCGCGAAGCCGCGCACGATGACGGCGCTCGCCTACATCGTGTTGCGCCGGCAGTACCCGGACGTGACCATCGAGGATGTGCGCGCACTCAAGCTCCGAGCCTTCCGCGTCGCGCCGGATGCAAACCCTACCGAGGCCGGCGCCTAGAGGCGCTGGCCCCACTGCTGCACTTCTACGGCTTGTCCCTCGCCGAGCTGAGGACGCTCAAGCTTTGGGAGCTCGAAGCGCTCGCGCGCTACATGCGTGCCTATCACTCGTCAGGAGGGGCCTAGGTGGCTGGTGGAACCCTCGTCGTCAGGTTCGTCGGTGACGTCCGCGAGTTCCAGCGCTCGGTCGCTGGCATCCAGCGCTCGCTCGTTGGGCTGGTCGGCGCTGGCGTCGCGGTGGGCGATGCGTTGCGCGGTGCGCTGAACCTGGACCGCGAGTTCACGCGCATCGACGCGCTGACCAACGCCACCGACGCGAACATCGCGCGGTTCCGCGAGCAGGTCAAGGCACTGTCGGGCACCACGGCTCGTGCTCCGGAGGAGCTGGCGCAGGCGATGTTCTTCCTGGCGTCGTCGGGTCTCGATGCGAAGCAGGCGATGCAGGCCCTCGACGCGTCGGCCAAGGCGGCGGCCGTCGGGCTCGGTCGCACGGAGGACATCGCACGCGTCGTCTCCCAGGCGCTCAACGCCTACGCGCAGTCGGGGCTCACGGCCGAGCGCGCGACCGATGTGCTCCTGGCTGCGGTGCGTGAGGGCTCCGCCGAGCCCTCCCAGTTCGCCGAGGCCCTAGGTCGCATCCTGCCGATCGCCAACCAGGCAGGGGTCGGGTTCGATGAGGTCACCGCCTCGCTCGCCGCGCTGAGCAACATCGGGCTGGACGTCAACGAGGGCGTCACGGCGATGCGCGGCCTGCTGCAGTCGCTCGCCGCGCCGACGGACCAGACCACGCAGGCCCTCGAGGCCCTGGGGCTCACGACCGACCAGCTGCGTGCCATCATCGCCGAGCGAGGCGTGCTCGCCGCGCTGCGTCTGCTCGAGGAGCGCAGCGGCGGCAACCTCGACGTGATGCGGGAGCTCATCCCGAACGTCCGCGCTCTGACCGGTGCCTTTGGGCTCACGGGACAGGAGGCGGCCAAGGTCAATGCGATCTTCAGCAGCGTGAAGAACTCCACCGGCGCGCTCGGCGAGGCGTTCCAGGAAACCACCGAGTCCGACTCGTTCCGTTTCAATCAGGCCGTCAACGACATCCGGAAGAGCCTCGTGGAGCTCGGGACTGTGGCCGTGCCCGTGGTCGCCGATGCGCTCCGCGTGGTTGCGGACAACATGGAGGCCGTCGTCGCGACGGTCGCGACGTGGAAGCTCGGTCAGATGGCTGTCGAGCTTGGCGTGATGACGGGTGCGCTCAAGCGCCTCGGGCTCACCGCGGCTGCACTGCGGGTGCCACTGCTCGGCGCAGCAGCGGCGCTCAACGGTCTCATCGTGGCGGGCAGCAGCGCGCTCATGCGTCAGAGCATGGAGGCCCTCGACGGGACCGAGCGGGAGCTGCTGCGCCGGCTCCCGGCGTTCGGCCGAGGGGCGAATCCGCTCGGTCTCGATGCGCTGCGCCAGGACATCCAGCGGACCGCGCAGGTCACGAGCACGGCGACCGGCAACATGGGGCGGGACTGGACGGCCACGGTGCGCACCGTGGGCTCGGCTGTCAGGGCGGTTCAGGGCCGTGTGACCGGGTTCGCCGACATGACGAGCAAGACCTTGCTGGAGTGGCGGGACGGCGTCAGCAAGTCGTTCCGCGAGGCGGTGACGTCGCTGTCCGGGTTCGAGCGCGGCTGGGGGATGACCTCGCAGGGCTTGACGCGGACCATCCGGGAGATGGCCGCGAAGGCCAAGACCCTCGCAGCCGACATCCGCGTGCTCGATCGCGAGGGCGTCCCCGATCGGTTCAAGGCCTGGCTCCTCGAGCAGGGCCCCGCGGCCGTGGATCGCTTCGCTCGCGCGACGGAGTCGCAGCAGGAGCGGATGGTGCGCAGCTGGCGCGATCTGGATGCTGCGTCTCAGATGATCGCCAAGCGCATCGAGCGCTTGACTGACCCGCTATCTTCGCCGTTCCACCGCGCGCGCGACGCGGTGGGGCGGCTGCGCGATGCGATCCTCGGGCTGGATGGCATCCGCGCGACGGCGACGGTGGATGTCGTGGGTGTGCCCCGTGGTCAGGTCGGCGTCCCCAAGCTCGCCCACGGCGGCATCGTGCGGCGTCCGACGCTCGCGCTCGTCGGCGAGCAGGGCCCCGAGGCGGTCGTGCCGCTGTCGCGGATGCGCGAGGTGCGCGAGACGCGCGAGGTGGCGCCTCGTCGCATCGACATCAGCCTGATCGTCGACCGCAGGCGCTTCGTCGACCAGCAGCAGGTGGCCTACGCCTGGGAGCGCTGATGACCTGGACGATCGACCTGTACAACCTCACGGGGTCGTCACTGCAGAACGGCAACGTCGCGTTCGTGCGGGCCACGGTGCGGTGGCGCCTGGACGATCCCGGCTCCTGTGAGGTCGATCTACGCGATGACCAGATCGACCCATGGCTCGTGCCGATGCGCCGGCGTGTGGTCGTGCGCCGCTCAGGCACCGCCGTGTGGGCCGGCATCCTGCTGGGGGTGGAGCAGACGAACGACCGTGGGGTGCCGAGCTAC